AAAAAGCCTATGTCGTTTTCGCTTTATCAAAAGATAAAAGCGGCTTACGGATTCGCGTGCTGCTGTGCGGAGTGCAAAGAAAAGTATCTCAAACAGCAGAACAAAAAATCTTAACTCGATACAAACCCGAGGGGCGGCGGGTGTGTAAATAAATTTAAAATTATTTGTGGTCATCGGCACCGCCCCACACAGCCACGAGAAAGGAGAGATATGGACGTTCAAAAGCCCGCGTATACGGAAGAAATGAGAGCAAGGCTTAATTCAATGGTTCGACTTCTTCGTCAACGCTTTTACACGAAACAAGAGCTTATGCAGATTTATAACATCGGCGAACGGCAGATAAGAATGGCGATAACCGAGATTTCGCATAAATTGCCCGTACTGTCTACAAGCGGCACGAATAACGGCTACAAGATAGCCACAAGCCCCGAAGAGCTTTCGCTTGTCGAGAACTCCTGGGCGGAGCTTTCAAGCCGTATAGAAGAGCTTAACAAGTGTATATCGCCCCTTGTAAAATTCAGAGACAAAATAAGATACGGAGTTTAAAACAATGGTTAAAGTAATTTTAATCGGCAATCTCACCAAAGACCCCGAGGGCGGCGAAACTACTTCGGGAATACCTTACAGCAGATTATCTATTGCAGTAAATCGTCCTTTCACCGACGAGAACGGCGAAAGGCAAGCGGACTTCTTCAACGTTACTGTGTGGAGAGCGCAGGCTCAGAACTGTGTTAAATACCTTT